CCCGACACACCTGATAATCCGGACGAATATAAAACGCACATCACAGATGCATTTGACACACTATGGCTAGGAATGAATTTCTATTTCACTCTGCCGGGTACACATGCTGGAGGAATCTTCTTTCTGAATAATAAATAATTTATTATTCGCATTTTTATTACATTTCTTTGTTTTTCCCGAATATTATTCCAACCTTTGTCGTGCCCTAAATATTATTGAAAATAACTTTTTAGCACTAGTGTTATTCTAAACGAACAAGTTGCGCCAAATGGCAATAAATATTGGAAATTCTTCCAAATAACAGATGAGCAATTTAACAATATTCTTAACCATCTTAAAAATACACACTTAAATATTTTATAATCAATATGTTATAAGAA